TACGTCATTGAGCAAACCACCCAACGTGATGCCTTCCTGGCTAGCGGTGTGGTGCAACCGATGGCAGAACTCAATGCCACCGAAGGTGGTGACACCATCCAAGTGCCTTTCTGGAAAGCGAACCTTTCCGGTGATTTCGAGGTGCTGTCCGACAGCTCCAGCCTGACGCCTGGCAAGATCGAAGCCGACAAGCAAGTCGGTGTGATCCTGCATCGTGGTCGTGCTTTTGAGGCTCGTGACCTTGCGGCTCTGGCTGCTGGTTCCGATCCCATGGCCGCTATCGGCGCCAAGGTCGCTGAGTACGTCGCCAACCAACGCCAGAAGGATCTGATCGCTTGCGTTGATGGGTGCTTCGGCGCTCTGACCGGTGGCGACAGCCCTGCATTCAACGCGCTGCGTTTTGACACCTCCGGCGCTACAACCCTTGGCCCCCGTCAAGTCGCCAAGGCCCGCAGCCTGCTGGGTGATCAAGGCGAAAAGCTGGCTGCTGTTGCGATGCACAGCGCTGTGTTCTACGACCTCGTTGAACGCAAGGCCATTGATTATGTGACCGCTGCCGAGGCACGCGTCACCGCTGATTCCGCCATGCCCGATGCCTTCGGTGGCTCCACCGCAATGGCATATGAAGGCAACATGCAGGTTCCCACTTACATGGGTATGCGTGTGATTGTGTCTGACGATCTGGTTCCTACCAGCACTGACTATCCGGTGTACTTCTTCACTCAAGGCGCTATTGCCTCGGGTGAGCAGCTGGCGATGCAGACCGAAACTGATCGTGACATCCTCGCCAAGAGTGATGCTATGTCGATCGACCTGCATTACGTCTACCACCCGGTCGGCGCACGCTGGACCAGCGCCACCATCAACCCAGGTCGCACTGAGCTGGCCACTGTTGGTAACTGGAGCAAAGTGTACGAAACCAAGAACATTGGCATCGTGCGCGGTACTGTTACTTCCAACTTCTGAGGCAACTAACAATGGCATCCATCTTTGAACTGGAGCAACCGGTCTTTGACCGCATGAACGCCAGCATTGAGCTGGTTGCTGCCTCCGATGAGGCCACCACCCTGACCGCTGCTCAATCGGTCAACAGTCTGGTGGTGATGACTCCTGCCGCTGGCCGCAACGTGACCACTGCTACGGCAGCTGCGATCGTTGCTGAACTCGGTTCCGGCGTGCGTGTTGGCACTACGTTCCGCATCATCCTGCGGAACCAAGCTGCTGCTACTCACGCTATGACCCTTGTCGGCGGCACTGGCGTGACGCTTGATGCAGACAACACCAACACTGCTGCTGCTGCATCTACGCGTGAGTTCATCGGTCGCGTCACTGCTATTGCAAGCGGTTCCGAGGCTGTTACTGTGTACTCCATGCCCAGCGGCACCCACTAATGGGAATGTTTGGATTCCGGCGACTGCGGGAACGTGAGGCTGCTGCTTCGGCAGTGGCCTCTCTTTCTAGTAATGAGCCTAAAATTACAACAGAGCCAAAGCCAAAAAGGCGGAGGACGGTAAAGCCCAAGCCGGAGAAACCTGATGGCGATTACAATTGATGCAACGGTTGGTTCAGCAAGTGCCAACAGTTATGCGACGGAAGCGGAAGCCAATGATTACGTTGATGCGATGATCAAAAACGCTGACGTTGTTCATTGGGGCAGCGGCAATGATGACACGCGCCGACGTTCATTGGCTTATGCAACGCAACGCTTAGACCGTGAACGATTTTTAGGCGCTAGGGCAACAGACACGCAATTATTGCAGTGGCCGCGCACAGGTGTTAGAAAACCCGACACTTATATCAACACTTATGCTGTAGGTTTTCCGTTTAGGATTACGACGGATTATTTTACTGATACAGAAATTCCTGAACAGATTAAACGTGCTCAGGTTGAGCTTGCTGTTTACCTGCACAACAATGTTGAAGGCATTGGGCTGTCAGGCTTGGAGGATTACAAAAACGTAAAGATCGGCAGCCTTGATGTAACGCCGAATCAATACGGCGCTACTGGTGCTGATCGCATCCCGCCAATGGTTGAGCGTTACCTAACTGGGCTTAGAATAAGTGGACCAGGCAACATCGCTATTCGACGGTCATGATGCTATCCATTGGCGGCGGTGATGCGGTAATGCGAGACGGGTTAGAAATCCCGACGCATGACTTCATCCAAAACACCTACACCGGCAGCAACCTGACTAAGGTTGAATTCAAGCGCGGCGGCAGCGGCGGCAAAGTTGTCGCCACGCTGGACATGACCTACGACGGCAGCAGCAACCTGCTGACCGTTGCACGGAGCTGATCATGGGCTATAAGTTCAATCCATTTACGGGCGCTCTTGACGAAACTGGGCCGTCAATCAGTGCCCTGAATGTACTTGGCACCGTCGCCAATGAGGCCGCGCTTCCCGGCGGCGCCACGACGGGGGATGTCTACCAGGCGGAAGACACGGGAGTCTTTTACGTCTGGGACGGCAGCGCTTGGGACAACCTTGGCACGCTGGTTGGCCCCCAAGGCCCAACAGGTGCAACGGGCGCGACAGGCCCTGCTGGTGCTGACGGCGCCGATGGTGCTGACGGCACGGATGGCGCGGACGGGGTAGGGATTCCCGCAGGTGGAACAACAGGGCAGTTGCTGAAGAAGTCAAGCGGAACCGACTACGACACAGCATGGGTCGGGGCTGATGATATTTATGTGATTGCCTGCAGTGATGAAACCACGGCGCTCACCACAGGCACCGCGAAGGTCACGTTCAGGATGCCCACTGCCGGCACGCTAACGGCAGTAAAGGCCACGGCCACGACCGCTCCAGTTGGCAGTGCGTTGATCGTTGACATCAACGAAGCTGGCACGTCGGTGTTGAGCACGAAGCTGAGCATTGACGACGGAGAGAAAACAAGCGATACAGCAGCAACGCCTCCGGTGATCTCAGATTCAGCCCTGGCGGATGACGCCGAGATCACGATCGACATTGACCAGGTGGGCAGCGGCACCGCAGGCGCTGGCTTGAAGGTCACCCTCTACGTCACCCGGAGCTGAGGCCATGAGCAGTAATTTCGCACTTTGGGATTCCATCGCTGAGCAGGTGCTGGCTTATCCGCGCAATGATGATGAGCCTGTCGTTGCACTTGACCCGCGCTATCGAGTGTTGCGCATCGTGCGTGAGCCGAAGCCGGATGCACCCGAAGGATGGAGCGTTCGGCAGCAGTGGTCGGTTGATTTGACCGCTGGTGAATGGCGTCAAGGTTGGGAGCTGATCGAGCTGCCAGTGCCTGCACCACCGCAGCCGGATTACGTGGGGTTCTACTCAGATCTACTGGGCAGCGCCACCTATGAAGCGGTGATCAGAATGCCTGCCACGGCTGAGCTTGCTCGCGCTTTGGCGGTGTTTGTCTCGGCCATCCAGGACGCGATGAACTACCGCGTCAACCCGCAGGCAATGCAAGGCGCAATCTGGTTGCTGCTAGGGCAGGTGGCGCTGACTGATGACCACGTAGCCGAACTGACTGAGCTGATGGCAACGCATCGCCTTGATCTCGTTTATACGTTGCAGCCATGAGCATCATCTACATCAACCCGTATCAGTTCGCAGCGGCGTATGACACCGATGCACAGTCTTACATCACAGCAGTTGAAACCGCAGACGGCCAAGCACTGGAAGTTGGCGTGAAGGATGCCATCAACGCCTTCGTGGTCGGCTGCAAGTCTGATGGTATCTGGAGTGCTATCAAGGCAAGTTGCATCTTGGCTGGTGCGAGGACGCTGGCCGGTGCATTGGTTCCATTGGCTGGGACTGCGCCGACGAACTTTAACTTTGTTGGTGCGGACTACGACAGGGAGACGGGGCTGGTGGGGGATGGGAGCACGAAGTATTTGGCCGCAAATCTAATCACAGCCGCTTCCAATAGTCATCAAGCTATCTATAGAACAAGTGGCTTTCAGGCAGGGCGGACGCTCATTGGATGCTTAGTAGGTAACGGAAGCCAGGGATGCAGGATAGGCTTTCAGTTTTCTTCGAACATAGGCTTTATGAACGGTTCCAACACATTCCCTTCGTCAGGATTAGGGGCTTTTGCCGGGCATAACCGTGCAAATCTCGCCGGAAGTTTTGACTGGCGCGTATCGCCAAATTCAGGTTCATTTACTCAGCTTGCTTACACTGGCGTCACGTCAAGCACTGCCGTATTTGCAGAGGATCGCAATGGCACAAGTATTGCAAACTATTCCAATGCCCGCCTCGCCTTCTACTCCATCGGCGAATCCCTAAACCTCGCCCTACTCGACACTCGTGTCACCACGCTGATAAGCGATCTCGCGGCAGCGATACCTTAACCGCCGCAAACTGATTCCATGAGCGTCCAACCCGGCCAGCACAATATCTCACTGCAACGCAGGGCAGACTTTGATCTGCAGCTGCAAACCGATGGGAACCAACTGACAGGCTTACACTGTTAGAAGCACGGGTAACGGCACTGGAGAATCCCTAATGGCACTTGCTGATTCACTGCGAAAGGTAGCCAACAAAGCCATCGGCAAGTTTGGTGGTGACATCACGATTCAATCAGTGAGTCTTGGCACCTATAATCCGACGACTGGAACAGCTACTGAGACGATTACGACTGAAACGGTCAAAGGTGTGTTGGAAAACGTCAACGCAGCGGAGGTGAATGACCTTGTGCGCGGTGATGACAAGAAGTTGACGGTTGCAGCATCAGCATTGCCTGCAGTGCCTGGACTGGACGATAAGGTGCTGATCAGTAGCGTGACGCATCAGATCGTGCGGATTGAAACGGTGGAGCAGGCCAACCAAGCAATTGTGTATCAGTTATTTTTGAGGGCATGATGATGGTAAAAGAAATCAAGCTGGCGAAAATTGCTGATTACATGGAAGGACAGGTTGAGCAGTTACTGCGTACGACGGTACTTGAAGCGGACGGCAAATTAAAGACTGCAAGTCCTGTGGATCTTGGTCGGTTTCGCATTGGCTGGCAAATTGGTGAAAATGCAAGCAACAGTACACCACCACCGCCAGGTGACTATAGAGGAAAAGAGGCGCCTCCAAAAGGATATAACTACATTGTTGGTCAAGAAAAGCTAGGCAACTATTACAGCATCCATAACAACCTGCCGTATGCAGAAAAACTAGCTAACGCTGCTCCTGGTTCTGGATTAACAAAAGAGAAACGATACAATCCAGAACGTACAGTGGAAAACTGGGAAAAACCAGGCGGCGGAAGTAGCCATCAGACAGATGGCCCAGGATGGATTGATCTTATCGGCAAAGAACTGCAAGCCGATGTACGATCACATTATGAAAAGATCAAGAGGCAAGGATAATGGCCGCAGCAGACCTAAACACCGTACGTTCAACGATTGAATCTAGGCTCGCCACTGAGCTTGCATCCAGTCCGTCAATTCCCGTCGTATTTAACAACGTATCCTATTCACCAACGCCTAATTCATCATGGGTGCAATGCCTGCTGAACTTCGGTGCTGGCGAGTACCTAAGCCTTGGCGGAACATCAAACTCATACAACAGAATTACTGGTGTCATCGTCACCAATATCTTTACGCCCAAGGGCACTGGTGCTGGCGCTAATTTTACGATAGCAAAGCGCATCCGCGACCTGTATAATCGAATTATTGTGTCGGGGGTTTACTTCGATGCACCCATTGGTCCTGAAGTGGTGTCCGCATCACCTGAGGGCTATTTCCAAACACAGGTCCGTGTGACCTTTGAATTCATCGAGGAACTCTGACCATGGCTACTCTTCGCGGTGAACAGGGCGCTGTTCAATTTGATGCCGCAGGCTCCAATAACGCCACAATCGTCGGCACCCGCAGTTGGAGCCTGACGATTACCAAAGAAACGCTGGACACCAGTGTCCATGGCGACACCTTCCGCAGCTTTGCTGGCAGTATGGTGTCCGGCTCTGGCACCGTTGAACTGGTTTACGATCCAGATGCTACCGGCCAAGCTGGTTTCCTTGAAGATGTGGTGACAACTGCAGACCCTGCAGATGCAACCTTTGAGCTGTTCACCAGTGGCACCGCCACTGGCACCGACTCCGTAAGTTTCGCGGGCATCATCACTGACATGGAAATCACTTCCACTGTTGGCGAGCTGGTGATCGTATCCTGCAGCTTCGTGACCTCCGGCACGATTACTTCTAACTTGGAATAATTCGGCTATAGTTTGAGCATCAAAGCTATTTTTTTTAATGGCCCGAACAGTTGACTTGCTGGTTGAGGCATTTGACCTTAACCAGCGCCGTAAGTTTGAGCTGAAGAATGCAGACGGCAAAAAGGTTGTTGATCTGTACTTCAAGCCAATCACCCGTGCGGATCGCAAGAAAGCACAAAGCCTTGCCGGTACTGATGATGCACTAGACATCAGCACCCAGATGCTGTGTCAGATGGCTGAGCTGGAAGACGGTAGCAAGGCGTTTGCGTCTGCTGATGCACCGAAGCTACAGCGTCGGTTGCCGGAGTCTGTGCTGAACGAACTTGAGCTGTTCTTGTTTGGGTTGGGTGAGGATGCTGGGATTGAAGAAGCAAAAAACGACTGAAGCAGGACAGTTGGCTCAACTTTGAGTTTTTCCTGGCCTGCGAACTAGGAATGACAGTAAGCAAGCTCCGCACGGAACTGACCGATGCGGAGTTCATTCATTTTGCAGCATTTTACGAATTGAAGGCAGAACGTGAAAAGGAAGCGATGGATCGTGCTAAGGCTGGCCGTCGTTAAGATGTAGACATCGCTTGAGTAAGCCGTGGCAGTATCCAACGTTGAGCTAAGGGTTGACGCACGGAATGCAGTCCAATCACTTAAAAAGGCAAGTGATGAATCCAAAAAATTAGAGACTGCAACGAAGGGCGTTACATCTGCAACCACAAAAGCTGGGCGTGAAATAAAGACTGCAGCCAATGGGATGCGGTATTTCACGGATGCAGCAGGCCGAGCGCGAAAGGTTAATGGGCAGTTTGTCACCAGCGCTGAAGCAGCGGCAGCAGGGATCAAGAAGCAAGACACGGCAGCTCGTAGCCTGATTGGCACCATGACCAAGCTGGCGGCAACGGCCGGCGCTGGTCGAGTTACATCAGGCATTACGCGCACCGCTGCAGGCTTTGAACAGGAGCTGCGTCGTGCTGCCGCGATCGAAGGCGGCGGCAACCTAGATCAGCTACGGCAATCAATCGAACGCGTTGCATCAACAGCAGCAGGTACGCCAACAGAAGTGGCGGCACTTGCCACATCATTGAGTCGCGCTGGCTTTACCGCACAAGAAACCAGCGAATCACTGCAAGGTATCGTCACTGGTGCCGAGGCAACAAGCGTTGCATTTGATCAGCTTGGCGACATCGTATCATCCAGCTTGCGTGCATTTGGGCTGGCCACGTCAGGCACCGCGTCAGTGGTTGACACGTTGGTGCAAGCTGCTAACAGTTCAAACCAGACAATCCTTGATCTTGGCGAAGCGTTGAGTTACGCAGCGCCAGGTGCGCGAACGCTTGGAATCAGTATTGGCGATCTATCTGCAACGATTGGCCTTCTTGCTGATAATGGCATTCGCGGCAGCCGAGCCGGTACATCGCTGTCAACTGGCTTGAATCGGCTGCAGCTTGCAGCATCCGGCAGCCAAGAAGCATTGTTTGAGATCACGCGTGGTAGCGCAATGCTGACCAAAGCGATGGATACATTAGGCAGTCAAGTGCTAGACGCAGAGGGCAACCTTAAACCACTTGACGAGGTACTTCTTGCGCTTAAGGGTAGCCTCGATCAGTTAAATGTCGGCCAACGCGTTGAGCTAACCAAGGCATTGTTTGGCGAAGAAGCGGGGCGCGGATTCCAGGCATTGCTGGCAAGCAGTGAAGAGAAGATTCGCAGCATGTTTCAAACAATCGAAAACTCGCAAGGCAAAACAGAACAGGTCCGCGAAGAGATGCGTGGATTCTCTGACAGCATGAAAGTGCTAGGTGGTAACGTTGAGAACACCACCAACGCAATTGGCGATAAGTTCATTGTTGTATTGCAGCCATTAGTTGATGGGCTGAATGCAACATTGAAGGCTGCATCTGAGCTACCCAAACCAATACGCGACATTGGTGCTGCCGCTGCCGCCGCCGGCATCGCTGTCGGTGGCTTTGCAGTGGCATTTAAGACAGCAGCTCCTTTAATTGAATTGGTGGCCTACAAGCTAGGAGCTGGCGGCCTTGCTGGAGCCATGGCAGCACTGCTAAATCCCATTGCGTTGGGTGCTGCAGCTTTTGTTGGTCTTTCTGCTGTTGTTATTAAGTATTACGCAGATCAAGCCAAATTAAACAAGCTGCTTAATGATTCAACTGTTGAGTCAACAGAACTTAAAGATGCTGTTAGCGCTAAAAAGGCTGAGCTTGAAGCAGCAGCTGTCAAGCTAGACAAACTTCGCGAATCGTCGCTTTCAAGCAAAAGAGCAACAGAGGCACAAAGGAAGGAAGTCGAAGAGCTAAGGCGCCAGCTGGAAGCTTTAGAAGGTGTTTATGACGTTCGGGTAAACTTAGAAATTGCTGCCAGTCAGATTGCTGCTGATGTTGAGGCGCAAGCAAAGGCAGCGGGGGGCAAGGCTGTTGGGTTTGATGTTCTCGACCAAGCTGGCATTCGTGAGGCTATTGCACGCGCCAATGGCACTTATAAGGAACCTGAGGCTTTTAAACCTTCAGTCGGCGGCGGCGGTTCTGGCGGTGGCACTGCTGGCGGCCGTGCAGGGCGTGGACCCAGCGCAGAAGATATATTGAAAGATCAATTAGCCGCCGGTGAACGTATTGCGAAACAATTGCAGCGTGAAATTAACTTACGCAATGCGTCAAATGACCTTGAACGCGAGCTGCTTAGAATTAAATTCAATCATGAAGATGTTGTAGCAAATATAAATGCAAACGTTGCTGAAAGGCAGCGGGAAGAGTTATTAAACCTTGCCGAAAGAAATAGGCTGGATCAAGAAAATTTAGCAACTATTGAGGCAAGAGATGAAAGGTTGCAAGAAGCTTTCAAAATGGATTTCGCCAGTTTGTTCAAGCAAGATCAAGGCAAGCTGCAGCAGTTTATTAGCGATTCGCAAGATTCACTCAAGGATCTTGAGCAAGTTGCTATTAACGTTTCTCAAGGCGTAGGAAGTGCCATTTCAAGTTCACTCGTCAACGGTATTCAAGGTTTAATCGAAGGCAGCGAAAAAGTTAAAGATGTTTTTGCCAACATGCTCAAAAGCGTTGGTCAGGTTTTGGCGCAAGAAGGCGCAAGAATGATCGCAACCTATATTGCAATTGGCATTGCAAAGGCATTTGCAGGATTGTCAGGCGGAACTAAGTTCGGAGATATGGGCAATTTTGATCAAGCCGTGCCTGGTGCGTCAGGATTTAGCTCGCCGTCATCCTTCAATGCTGCTGGCCTATTCGGTGCTCGCGCCAACGGTGGCCCCGTCAACGCAAACCAGCCTTACATCGTCGGTGAACGCGGCCCTGAGTTGTTCATGCCATTCAGTAGTGGCATGGTGCTATCGAATAACGACACCCGCGAAAAACTTGAGCAGCAAGACGCTGTGATGGGTGATAACGCCACCCGCGAAAAACTTGAGCAGCAAGATGCTGTGATGAGTGATAGCGCCACCCGTGACAGGCTCAAACAGCAAGATGATGCGCTGAGTGATAGCGCCACCCGTGACAGGCTCAAACAGCAAGATGCTGTGATGAGTGATAGCGCTGCTCGCGAAAAACTTGAGCAGCAGGATGCTGTGATGAGTGATAGCGCTACTCGTCAGCAGCTCAAACAGCAAGATGCCGTGATGAGTGATAGCGCTACTCGCAGCAAACTCGAGCAGCAGGATGCTGTGCTGCGTGATAGCGCTACTCGTGAACAACTTGAACAGCAGGACGCTGTGCTGCGCAGCAATGAGGCTATTCGTCAGCAGCTCGAGCAGCAGGATGCTGTGCTGCGTGATAGCGCTACTCGCGACAAACTCGAACAGCAAGATGCTGTAATGCGTAGCAATGAAACTACTCGTCAACAGCTCATTAAACAGCAAAATACTATAATGCGTAGCAATGAAGCTACTCGTCAGCAGCTCATCAAACAGCAAAATACAATGACGACAAACCGCATCCGCGAAGTGGAACGCACATCCCTTGCGATGATGGCAAGCCCAAATCCGATCGATGTGCGGTACGAATCCAGCGTGATCAACAATGTCGAGTACGTCACCGCTGAGCAGCATCGTCAAGGCATGGCGCAGGCTGCTGAACGCGGTCGTGCACTCACGCTGCAAGCGTTGCAGAATAGCGTAAAATCAAGACGTAAGGTTGGCCTGGCATGAGCGGATACGCTTTTTGCAACTATGTAAAATTCCGCAAGCCAAGCGGCTCATCTTATGTTGACACGTCGTATTACTTCCAAAACTTTACAATTAACGGCACACGCTCCAGAGGCGGCAACACTTACACCTTTGCGCCGTTTGCGCTATCGACAGGCGGTGGTGAAAAGGGTGGTGACAGGAGCAGTAATGTGCTGGCGATTGGTGCGTCAGCTGTAGCAGGCTCAACCATAATCCTCAATTTATTTAAGCAAGCCGTTGAAGAGCGTTGGCTGTTGGTTGTCGAAACTGTAAGCCTCAACGTCAGCAGCCTTGCAGATGATCAGTTAATTTCAGAGGAAACCTGGCGTGTTGCCTCCTATGACATGGACACAACAGCAATCAAACTGCGATTGATCTCACCGCTGGATGCAGTGCAAGGCCAAGTGCCGAATCGTCGCATTACCGAAGGGCTTGTCGGCGCATTGCCAACTACCGGCAACATAAGCATCTCATGAAACGTTGGCATCACTACCTAGGATTGCCGCATCAGTTTGGCGCTGATCCAGATGATGGTGTTGCTTGTGATTGCGTGATCATGACCTGGAACGTCCTGCGTGATGCTGGTGTTGATCATCCGCCTTACAACGAAAGCTGGCTGAAGATGGCAGCGCGTGGAGAATGGGCTGCACTGAAGCAGCAGTGGCTAGAACGCACTAAGCCATGTCCGCAGCAGGAATATGCGTTGACATTGTTTGAAGAGCCTGCCCACATGGGCTTAGGTATTATTGTGGATGAAGGCTTGCTATTCCCGCACCATAAGCGTGGCGTGCATTGGCTGCCAAACAGAAAAGTCGCGCACCGAGAGTACAGAACATTTCGATGAACATGCTTCCATCTGATCGCTACCTGTGCAGCTTGCTCGGCATCACCGAGGACGAATTCATTGAGTTTCAGGCTGCAGCACGGCAGCACCTGAAGGACAACCCGATTGAAGGTCCAGTGGCGGGGGGTGAGACTGCCTTAACGCTTGCCATCATTAACATTGTGATTGGCCTTGGCTCGATCGCTGCATCACTGCTGCTTAAGCCATCAATACCAAAACAAAGGCGACCGGGCGAAATAAAAACAACCGACATCAGCCAAGAACCAGTTCAAAGTAATGTTAATTTTGCGCCGCGTTTTGGCTTTGATTCAACACAGCAAGTTACAAAGCTAGGGGAAATTATCCCCCTAATTTACACGAAACGCGAAATCGGCGGCGCCAAGGTTGGCGGCGTTCGCGTCAACATGCCACTGATATGGTCTCAAGTTATTTCATTCGGCACGTCGCAAATGTTGCGAGCTGTGTTTTTACTGAGTGAATCAACTTTAGGAGAAGTTGACAACGACTTATGGGCAATTGGGTCAAACTCGCTAAAAAATTACAAGTTTAACTACAGCTCACAGACGGAAGAAGCAGCTCGCGTAACCATTTATTTTAGCAAGGACGGCGGTCGAATTACCCAAGATGATCGAGTGTTTGGACGCAGCGGTGAACAAGACCAACGCGCTAACGGCGGTGGATCGTCTTCCACTACTTCAACTGGAGATGTATTCAGTGTTTTTTATGGTGGCAGCGAACAAACTGATTTTTGCGCTACTCATAAACCAAGCTCAAACACTACATTTGGTGTTTACAGCTTGATTGGCAATGATTTAGTTCATCGCATAAACCCGTCAATACGACCGGCTGTAAGTATCCAGATGAAACCTAAAACAAAGGATGGCCGCGTTCAAATTAACTGTCCGATTGACGAAGAGCAGTTAAGCCGCCGAGAAAAAATGAATATCCACTACTCATCAAGGTCTGGAATTATTGCACATGCAACAACCCAGGGGGGACTAGCGTCTGGCACTGTAAGCAGCATAACTAGCCAGAGCCTGAGCAGAGGAGATTACGTCAGATATAAATTGTTTAGCGGCAGAAGTACAGAGACGCTTGGCAACAAAATGAAAGTAAAAAATGGCAAAAAAGGCAAGACATATCAGATAGTCGAACTAAGCAACACTGAACAAGATGAATGGAATGAGTTAGCCGGGACATCTGGCGTTACATATAATGAAGGCGATCAGCTTACTCTTGCTATTGACCCGCAAGAATTGTTAGATCTTACAGAGCTTCAAGCTGGCGAACGTTATCAAATTCAAGAGAAAAACCCAGAAGCCAACAAAGAAGTAATTAACTCTTTTGGTGATAGAAATTACCAAACAACAGACGACGAATTTGACCTTATCGCCGCTCCTAATTTAACAAGCTACATTATAGGAAATAAATTCTATGTAGACAGCAGTTATGACTCTCTGATTGCCGACGTTGACGTAAACAACTGCGTAGCAGGCCGTAGATACGAAATTACAGCTATAGGTAGTAACATGGACGAAGGATGGGCAACCAGTGAATCTGGGGATGGCGGTAGATGGGCCAGGCTTGCCGGGGCGCTTGGTACGCTTTCAGTAGAAGACAGCGATAACCGAGATGTACCTGTTGAAGTCGGCGACATCTTTACCGCAACAGATCAAAGTTTCATCAATTCAATGCCCAATTCCGCCGATGGAAGAGTGAAGGGCTACTTCGGCCCTGCGGAAGTTCTACGAGTTTGGGGCAATGGAAGAGTCAGACAGGTGCGTTCGGAACAAAGCCTTGGAGATGTTTCTGATGCAGTCGCATCTAGGCAGAAAACTTACGACCAAGCATTGATCGTTGGCGAAGTTTACAAAATCGGCACTGCCTATGGCGTATGTGTTGCCCGAACAGAAGGCGCGTTTATATCTGAAGCGGATGAGCTGGGTGATGACGCCCAAAATATTGAGGTTGATTTCTACATCACAGAAGCTGGATCATGCACTATTTACCCAACAGGACATTTGAATAAAACAGGCACTGATGAGACACAGCGCGAGACTGCTACAAGTAAAGATCACATTCTGCGAGTCGCGCAGGCAGTAGTCACAAATACACGCCCCTGCATTGCAACTGAGTTTGGCTTTAGGTCTGTGATGGGACTACGCATTACGAACCTATGCAACTTCAGGGATGCAAAAAGTTTCAAATTTGCTGATACGTCATATTGCACTGCATTTAGAAACGAAAAGGCCGAGCGATTGGATAGTCAGTTTTACGAAAGCAGCACAATTACGACTAGCGAACAACGTTATTCGTTTTTTACGATCCAATTCAAAGCTGCGGATGCCGCCGACAGTGACGGCGATTGGCAGGAGCTAGGTTTTACGTTTGGCTTTGCAGGTGAAACGCAACAGGCGCAGTTCAACTACCTTAGGCTTGAATTTCCTACGGCCAAACAACGCATTTTTAGATTCAGACCGTTGGCCGGATTTGAAATACGCAGTGGCACGGGAACTTTGTATGTTTTGGATGCAAGGGATGGATTGTATACACCAACTCTTCAAGCGACGATTGGCGGCGAGCTGGTGAAATGCGAGTTTAACGGTTACGCGATAACAGGCTCAGAAAAATCCTCGCGCTTTGCGTCACGCTTTAGCTGGAACAATTTTGGTAATTTTAATGAAAATGACTACGACTATACTACAAAAAAACTAGGCAACGGCGAGGAAGATACAGAAGAGCTGTTCGGCTTGTATGAAGTTGATGACGCCACAACCATTGACGGCGACACTTATCAAAATTACATCGACACTTACACGAAGCTTGCGGAATCATTCCCCTATGAAGAGGTAAAAGCATCTGCTGAGTCCGGACCAGAGCATGAAATTGTTTATGTAAATGAGATTGTCGAAAACCCCAGCCCGGCACCTGCCTATGACAATATGGCACTGGTCGGCATTAACATTCGCTCATCGCAGGAATGGCAACAGCTAGCGCAGTTCTCCGGTTACATCAGGCAAGGAATCCAAGCGCCTCAACTACGATCCGACCTTGCAGTAGGCACAATTTCACTGTTTCCTGATGTTCTCTTAGATCTGCTCACGAATGAGCGTTATGGGATGGGCAAGTTTGTTAAGGATGAAATGATTGACTTGGATGGTTTTGAAGATGCTGCTAACTTCAATCACAGAAGGGAATATCGATTTAACGGTGTTATTGCAGAGCAGTCAAATCTAAGGCAATATGCGGCAGACATTTCCTCCACTTACCTGCTGTACTTTGCAGAAATAAACGGCAAGTACACACTGAAGCCGTATTTCTCAACAGACGCTAGCGGCAACTTTACAGCTGTAGACATTAAGGGGCTATTTACTGTTGGTAATATCGCTGAGGACAGTTACGAGGTTTCCTACCTTGCGCCGGAGGAACGTGAACCAATCCAAGTGGCTGTGCAGTACAGGCAAGAGCGCGGCAGCAGCGATACAAACAATGAAGGCGTGTTCTCTGTGGTGCGATCAGTGCTTGTGCGTGAAGCCGGTGCAGCTTACGACCCATTCACCACTGAAACGCTGGACATGACCGATTACTGCACTACAAGAGATCATGCAATTGATGCTGCTAAGTTCCTGATCAGGATGCGCCGTGTGCCTGATCACACGATCAAATTCAAGACAACCTATGACGCTATTTTTGCCGATATTGCGCCTGGCGATTACATCAAGGTTGCGATGGATGCAACTGATTACGACCAGTACAACAACGGCGTCGTGCTTGATGATGGTTCATTGATCTCAACGCAGTCACTGTCGGATAGCACCTACAGCGTGTACGCATGGAATCCCACATCCGGCAGCGATCCAGCCAACGTCACATTGACGGTCTCTAACGGCGGCACCACAGCATCGCCCACGGGCATTGTTTTCACCGAGATCGTCAGCAACAAAGCATCACGCACCTACCAGATCGAGCGGATCACTGCAGGCGAGGATGGAACGTTTACAATTGAAGCGTTGCACATGCCCGTGAACAACAGCGGTATCCCTCAAGTCGTCGTGAATTTTGACAATGCCAGCAGTTGGGAGGTGAGCTGATGCCTAAGTTATTCATCCCAACATTAGATCCAATCATAACTGTCAGCGATGATGACCTACTTGTCATCAGCGACACAAGTGAGGAAAAAACACTTAAAATTACGATTGGACAAATAAAAGCAACAGTATTTGGAGAGATCCCCACGCTTGACGCGCTCTCAGCAGACAATATTGCTAACGATGATTTGCTAATCATCAATGATGACAGTGCAAGTGAGACAAAGAAGACAGGAGTAGGCGATTTAAGAGAGCATCTGTTAGAAGACAACAGTCAATATATTGCCCAATACAGACTTATGGGCCGTGAAGTTTTTTTGTGGAACAACAGAGATGGTGGCGGTAACGCAGAGTATCACCTGTACAACAACGGTGGCGTTGCCGAATGGTTGATAGGTCAAGCTTCAGGATCAAGTCATGAGTTTAGGGTCGTCAAAAAAGTAGGCACCAACAGAACCACATATTTCACTATTAATACAAACGGAGATGTAGATGTAGTAGGGGCTTTTAGCAAGGGCTCTGGATCATTTAAGATTACTCATCCGCTGCTAGAAAAAGCAAAAACTCATAACTTAGTTCATTCTTTTATTGAAGGCCCACAAGCAGACAATATCTATCGTGGAAAAGTCGAGCTAGCCAGCGGGACTGCAACGATAAATATCGACACTGCAGCTGGCATGACAGAAGGTACATTTGCTGCGTTAAACCGAGAAGTGCAGTGCTTTACGACCAACGAAACTGGCTGGACTGCTGTTAAAGGATCTGTCACGGGTAACATATTGACAATTACCGCTCAAGAGCATACTTGCGCCGATACGATCTCATGGCTTGTAATTGGTGAACGGCAAGACCAGCATATGTATGACACAAGCTGGACTGATGATAACGGTAAAGTAATTGTTGAACCTCTTAAGTCGTCCGAACCCGAGAGTCCTTAATCATGCCTGTTCTCACCGTTCAACGAGCACCAACCAGCCGCAGTTTTCGTGCTGGTAAATGGCCAATCACGACTGCAACAAGCCAATCAGGCGTTCGCAGCAAAAGACTTTGGGGCAATTTGGCCAGCGGTGGTTTGCTGAGTTTGACCTATGCAAACATCCCTGACAACGTAGCCGAGGACTTCATTGATCGCTGGCAGCAGACAAAAGGTGGATTGGATTACCTGGAGACAACAAGTGGTAGCGGCATTCAGTCAACAGACCCGATGTTTGATGGAATGTCGAATGATATGAAAGCTGAGATTCTTAGTGCGACGACAGGTGCTCGTTGGACCTACGCCCAAGAACCAATTGTCGAGAGCGTAGCGCCTGGCATCAGCACTGTTAAGGTTGAATTGATCGCTGAGATTAGGTCAGACTGACAACATCAACTAGCCTATTGCGACCGCAGAAGCTAGACTGACCTAAAAGGCAACCCTCATGGCAGTCACCAGCACTACGGGCAGTTTTACGATCGCCGGCTCGACGGCTGTGGTTCGTGATGCAAGTATTGATATTTCACGCGATACACTGGAGACCACGAATTTAGGTGAGTCCAGTAGGACATACGTCACAGGCTTGCGTGGTGCAACAGGTAGCGCAACTTTGTTATACGAAAACAGCTTGCTTGATGATGTTTACGCCAAGATCAACACAGATTCGCAAAGCGCTATCACCGCAACGCTGACGTTGACCACAGGTAAAACGATCTCCGGCAGCGTGCTAATTACAAGCGTCGGTTCAACCGTGACCGTCGGTGATGTCACAAGCACAAACGTCGCATTTACGTTTACTGGTAACTTGACCATTACCGCAGCGTAATGGCAGTCCTTGGCAGCAATGGCAGGGTCATCCTCAACCGCTCGGCGCCAACACCTGTTGTCGTTGAAGTTACTGACCTAAATCAAGACAAGAATATCGTTCTACTTTCAGCGCCAAGCTTCAGAACTGGTGATCTTGTCGAGGTTACTAGCGTTGACAACTGGCCTAACGACTATCTTTTCGATTCGCGGCTGGTCCCGACGTACGCCAACACGTATCAGCATCAGGACTGGGCCGAAGCTGTGGACTACAGCGTCGCTTATCCGCCAAGCTTGTTGAGGCCGTTCAGGTGGTTGAGTACAGAGGAAAACGAACCGCTGACAACCCAAGACGGTGATGCTCTTGTCATTGAACCAGCAGCCGCAGACCAGCAACCGTATCGAAACCAGCTTTATGTACACGTCGATCAACTAAACAGGCTCTCGTTTTATAGAACTAGGGCTGCTGCTTTGGCTGGAGCGTCAGACGCAACACGCGAAAACATTGATTTTGATGATTTTCTGCCCATTGCTGATGCCGTCAAGATTGACCAAGGCGCTGGCTTGAGCGCTTATGCGAATGCACAGTGCATTACGCATGTTATTGAATCTTGCAGTTATGAGCTAGCCGACATCGTTGGAACATCGGGCAGCCTTTCGGAATATGGGCCGGATTACGACGATGCAAGTCTGGATGCTGGCGCAAGTTCGTATGACAATGCAAATATCACACCAAGGACTGAAATTACTGAGGTGCAGCTCAGCGATCCTTTGCCAGATACTTTGATTGAATTAAGGCTGGTCAATGAATGGAATCTGGAGTGTTCGCTGCAGAGCTGGGAGCTTAGCCTTAACGGCAACGAGATCGACACGACGGGACTTGGCGATCAGTTCTTTGATGGCGTCAAATCGCTGATTCAAGGCGGTGGCAGCTTGGATTTTTTGGTGGAGCGTGAGTCCGTCGACACACGCACAACTGCAATCGTTAATCGAGATGATTATGCCAATGCACGCTCCTTCGTTGGTGTTGAAGAAAACCTGACATACAACTCAGCGGACATCATTGGAACATCAGGAAGCCTTGCCGATTACGGTCCAGATTACGACGATGCGAGCCTAGATGCTGGCACCAATCCATACGACAATGCGAATATCACGCCGCGCAGCGAAATTGGTGAACTTGCTGATCAGGTGCTCGCCAGTGTTGGTACAAGCAATTTGCTCCGCTTGTTGCTCAATACCGCAGAGCAGGCCGAAGCAACTGCTGAGTTCTGGATGATCGATCCAAGTCAGCGTGATCGAGTCAGTTACACCTACACGCTGCTACCAGGTGACCTGTACTACAGAGCGCAGATTTTGATCACAAACACGGCAATCAGCACACGCGCAACGGATGTGATCAGTGGATCGGCAAACTTCGTGACTGTACGTGAGGTGCAGTTGCGCGAAGGCTAGACTGCAACCATCAAGCTGTAGCATCATGTCGCTTAAGATCATCCACAAGAACAATACAAGCGTTGGGCAGGCACCTGCTCCAAGCGATCTTGATATTGGCGAAATTGCGATCAATGCGGCAGACGCTGAGCTTTATGCCAAGGACATCAACGGTAATATCAAAAAGTTTGCAAATACCGATACCACCAGTACTGCGGAAGGCGTGCAGTTTACGCAGGCTGGCACGGGTGCTGTTGAGCGCACCGTTGAATCAAGGCTGCAGGATGTGGTTAGTGTTAAGGACTTTGGTGCTGTTGGAGATGGGGTGACGGACGATACGGCTGCAATTCAGGCGGCGATTGATTCTGTTCAAGCGTATGGGAAGCGCCACGTTTACTTCCCGGCTGGCAATTACAAGACTACTGCTCCGATCTTAATTCAGCAAGGTATTACCCTAGAGGGATCCGGAAGTTCTGTTTGCTCCATACTTGCAAATCATGGAGGCAACGGGCTTGTTTTTCAGCCGTCTGATGCAGGTAGCGCAAACTCTTACCTCAGCGCGGCTGGGATCAAAGGCTTAGGAGTCACACGCACTGACTCAGGCGATGGTGGAGCCGCTATTTGGCTGCGGCAATGCAATGGCTTCAAAGCTGTCGATGTCCGAGCTCACAACCATGATTACGGTATTAGGGTTAGCGGTGGCCAGTTGAATACGCTAGATACGGTTAGGACATTTTGCTTTTCTCCTTATACAGGTGGACCTGTTGGTGCTTCTGCAGGCATCCTTTTGGAACAAGCAGACATTGGAGGAGGTGATTACCAGTATTGCTACACCGTTCAGATCAATAACTGGATCGCTACTAGCGGTTTTGACAAGCGCCATTCGTATGCCATCCAGGTGAAGATGGTTGATGGATTGAGTATAAATGGTGCCTATTTAGCTTATTATGCCTCGTCACATTTTAATATAAAAAGATCTCTTTCTTCTGATTACGTCACTGCAGTCACTTTAAGTAATATCTATTTCGACGGAGTAGCAGCTACGCCTGGAGCCACTACTGGGACTCCTAGAGCATTTTATGTGGTTGCGTCTGGCCTAGGCGGAAACACTCTTAGGTCTATTCGCGTCTCAAATTGCATGTTAGCAAATTGCCGAGGAGGACAGCCTATTGTAGATATTCGAGAGTTTATTGATAGACTTTCCTTTAGTAACTGCGTGTTCTCTGGTTGCGATAGTACTGCCGTTAACATAGGTCCCGCTACTTCGAGTGGATTAAATGAAGGAAGCTACACATTTTCAAGTAACTCTTTCAGTGACGTATCAGGTGGTATTAAAATTACCGATGTTGATTCAATCACAATAACGTCTAACTCTTTTAGCAGCTTGACAGCTTCTATTGGAATTCAATTTAACGGTTTGGCGGACAAGGTACGAATTGCGTCCAACATCTTCGATTCTACCCTTTCGCTTCCCGTTGCCAGTCTTCCTACCGCGACTGCTTCGGATCTTGTTGATATTCGTCAACAATACACGGGTTCATATACTCCTACTGCCACCTCGATTGTAAACATCGATTCAGTCACCCCATCACAGGTGCAGTATTTCAGAATAAATGATACCGTCCATGTCTTCGGCAAAATCGCAGTGAACGCGACTACGGCATCCACTGTTGCACGTTTTACGATAGACGTACCTATTT